ATCTCTAAACTCGCCTGGTTGTAAAGGTTCATCATGGTCACGTATACGCATGCCTCTTGCTTTAAATCCTGCAGGTAGGTTAGCGAGTGTACCAGCATCAATTAACTGCCGCAAAACACTTGTTGCTGTTCGCGATAACCCACCTAACATGTGTATTAGACCAAATCCGTAGAAGCCTAATCCAGGGAGGAATTTATAGTGTACAAAATATTGTTTCTTTTTTCTTGATTGATCTGCTTGATCGTAGTTTCTTCTAATAGATAATATTTCTTGAGAAAATTTATCTAGTGTAACTACATAAGGTAATTTAATACCATTTTCATCTTCAAAACCTGGTAAATCTAAATCAACATGCATTTCTAAAATAGCGTGTTCATCGTCTCCATCATAAGATGGCTCTAGACCTTCTAACTCATTTACTTTTTCTTTTACTTCAGAAGGATCAACAGTTCCTGAACTAATCGCTACATCACGATAAAAACCACTTACTTGATTTTTTCTAAGTTCATTACCACTCATTTTTATACAATGAGTAATTCTACTTGCTGTTTCTAAATCAGTAGCAAAATAATCTATAACTAAATCTTCACCAGAAATAAATTTAGAAACTGCACGTTCTAATTGCCCATCATAATAAACTTTTTTAAATGCTGAACCAGCTAAAGGTAAATAAAATAATAATTGGTCTAATTCTGGATCATACTCTTTCATGACATTCATGATTTGGTAATTCATAAAATCTTTTACACGTTTAGCCTGATCTTCAACTGCAGGTGTTACTTCACCCACTATTTGACAATTAACAGGTCCGTGTGCCGGTAACATTTCTTTATATGCTTGTGCTTGAAATTGCGTAACAGATTCTGCTAGTAAAGGATGAACAACACCGCTTGCACCTTCAAAAGGTTGCGTGCGATCTTCATACTTAAATCCAAGCATGTCTAATCCTTTAATGTAAGTATCTTCCCAATCCTTTCTAGAATTTTTATCGCTTTCAAAATAATTTACTAAATCAGATGAAAGTTTCATCAAGTCATCTTCTTCCATAAATTCAGCAAGATTTGCATCATGCTCGGTTGGAATCTGTTTTAGTGGATCTTCTGGTATTATTGCTGAACCATCTTCTTGTAATTCAAATTCTGGATCAAATCCAACTTCTTTTTCTAAAACTACTTCTGTTCCTGTAGGTTCTAACTCTAAACCTAAATTTAAAGCTTCCATAGCTTTATCTACATTATTTTTATTTTGATCTGCCATTTTATGTTAATGAACTCACTAAAGGTTCAAGTGAGCTGTGAATCATACCTCCATCCTTGTAAGCTGATATACCTTTATCCATTTTAGACGTAGATGGTATTATACCTTTTTTATCTCTTAAAAGCAATACAGGAATGCTATCGCGTGGCATACCTTGTGCATCAACAATAACAGTTGTGTCAAATTTAGTTCCTGACTTTTTAGCAATCTTTTTCATTTGAGGAACCATAATTTTATCGTAGAACCCTGCTTTTTCTGCTCCTTTTATGTTTGCGTTAGCTAAAGCAACACCATCATAATCACCACTTTCTTTTGCTGCACGAAGTAAGTATTGCATAATAAATCTTCCATGATCTTTTGAATCAGCAAAAGGTCCTTCTGGTATATCAGAACCTTCTTTATACCTCTTGCTTCCAGGCTTTAATTTTTCAGATTCAGAGATTAATTTTTGTTGTTGAGCCCTTAAATTACCTAAATTTATACCTTCTTTTTCATCAATTTTCTTTTGTAAATCAGATAAAGATTTTTGTATACCACTCATTTTTTCAGCATCTGGATCATATAAATCGCTTCTTTTGGCGTATCCTTTGCTAAAATCACCTTTTGATCTTGCTCCAGCATGCATATCTGACTGTATTTCTTCTACAAACAGTATTTTTCGCCCATATTCGTCGGTTCTATCGGAAAAACGCACCCAAACGAACATATTATTAGGTCTTTGGTTCCCAAAATCGTGTCCTTGTGTATAAAGTGGCTCTTTTTGACGATATACGCCTGGTTTGTAAGAAAATAACACTTCTTGATAGTTTCTACCACCAGAAAGTGTCTGATCTCCAGCGTGTTTAGGCTGTCCTTTAGCATTATATTGAATTCCCTTTTGATTTAAGAGGTCATCAAAGACTAAAGCTAGTTTTTTACCCATAAAAGGTAGTTTTTTTGCTGGATCTAACCCTTTTCCAATGATTTCTTCAATACCAAAGTTATCTTTGAAACTTTTATTGACCACTTCTTTCAATCTTACCATTTGTGGGCCAGTTGGATTTTGACTATTTATTTTTCTTAAAAGATTATTAACATCTTTTAATACATTTCTTGATTTAGAATCCATGTAAACAGGTGGTTGTTTTATTGTATCATCAACAAATTTTTTAGCATCTCTTACTAAAAATCTTGTATCTCTCCAACCAAGTATTTTAGCGTCAATTTTAGGTGCCATTTCATCAAACTCTAGTAAAAGTTCTGATTTTTTTATTTTATCGTTTGGAGTTGACATTAAATGATACCCTAAAGAAGTATCTTTTAATTCTGTTTCTCCTACACCCTTGTTTTTTAAATAGTTTAACCATTGTTTTCCACTCATGACATTTTGTTTTGCTTCTGCAATCTCTTCTCTAGATTTCCAAAACATAGCTGGTAGACGAACTTGTTCGGATTGTGCCACGCCAACGGACATTCCAGGTTCACCTTTTATAAATTCTTTTGCTTCAACTTCTGTTTTAAAATCTTTAACTGGTAGCCCTGCTTCATCTAACGCACTGACAGGTTTTTGTGGTGCAGCTAGTTTCATTTGTCCTTTAGATACAGGACCAAGTGGTTTTGCTGCTTCTAATCCTTTTGTTAAAGATCCAATTGCTTTTGCACCTTTTACAAATCCACCAATGTTATATCCATGCAAAGTGCCTCCTCTAAATTGACTCTCAAAGTCAATCTCTTCATTTTCACGTATTTTGTTTAATCTTTGTGTTTCTTTCATATCTTCCGCTTGACGTATTTGTTTTGTATTAAATATATTACCAGATGGAGAGTAAGTGTCTATATATCTTTCAAATAGATAGGAATAGTCACCGTCTTCTGGTGTTGATGCAAAGTCTAACATACGTCCATCCACATCATCACGCATAACACCCATCTTTCTTTCGAACTGCTGCATTTGTGTTGGTGTTGTTACATCCCATGTAATAGGATCATCTTTAGCAAAATCCTCTGGTGAAGTCATGTAATAATTTTCATCTATTATTTCTGTTGTGCCGTTTTTACCATCAACATAAATATGTTGGTTATTGTGAAAATCATCACGAATATCAAATTCTATATGTATATCACCATTTTTATATTTTTTATAAATAACTGAATCTGTATTTCCATCAGCTGTTGTTATTTCAAATTGTTTTGTTGTTTTATATTTATCACTTTCTGTTTTTAATAATTTTTGTCCCTTCTTTGTGCCAGCGTCTAATGCGGATACCATTGCTTTAATCCAAGGAGGTGATTTACGTGTTATTTCTTTTGGTGCTTTTTCTGCAACTGAAGATAATACTTTTACTTTACCTGGAAGTGAGCTTGATAGCGCTAGTGAACCTAAACCTTTTAAAAAACCCCTTCTTGTAACTTTGGTAGCATCAGATGCTTTTTTTGCTAACTTTGCTGCTTTGATTGCTTTATCGAACATACTTGCTTAATATTCCTCCTGCAGCTTTTGATGGATAAAAAGTTGTGTGCCTCATAAACTCTTCGTCACGTTTTCTTTGTAACGAGGTTCGAGGGCCTGGGACCTCGGACTTCACATAACCATACTTGGGTGTCGTGCCATAGTTACGCATTAAGAATGATCTTAGTCTACGTTCTCTTTCTTCTTTTGGCCCAGCACCAGGTTTCTTTAATGGACTATATCTAGCCTCAAGTATTAATCTTTTTTGTCTATCGGATAATTTTAATTTATTTAATATTTTCATTAATGAAGCAATACCACCAGTGCTATATCCTTTTCTTATAACATCAGCTTTTAAATTACTCATAAAAGGATATTGAGAACCAAAATTTTTAAAAGCGCCAGTTTTTTTATCAACCATAACAATCTCTAAACCTAAATCAGCTGCTTCTTTAGAATAAGTATCTATAAGTTTTTGACTTTTATTTGCCTGTTCACTTAAATTTTTAATACCTGTTTTAGCCATCATTTCTGGTTGTCTTGCAGTTTCTCTTATCTTTGTCACATATTCATCTTTGTTAGCCAACTCTCTTTTAATTTTTTTAACTATATCTTTTTTTAATTCGTTTCTTTTTGACGTTGTTGCGTATTGTGGTTGTCTATAAAAATCTAAATCATCTGTCTTACCTAAATTATACAAAGCGTATCTATCTTCTTTTGCAGCTGAATGTTCACCTTCTAAATCTCCAAAATATTTTTGAAATTTTTTCTTTTGTCTTATTCCTGGACCTGACTTATATGTGGTAATTGCTCCCTCCACACTTTTAGGCAACGTAAGACTTTCTGCTTGATACAAACCTTTTTCTTTTTCAAATCTATCTAGAATTCTTTTATATTTATCAAACTCTTCTTTTGGTAAATTATCAGAAAGATTTTTTTGGTTTCTTATATAATTTCTATTTAAAGTATTTGTAATCGTATTAGGGGCAACGTTAGGTTTTAAAATTTTTATAGCATCTGCTAAATTTAAAGAAGGATCTCTTTCAATTAATTTTAATGCTGGCACATAAATTTCATTATACGCTTTTTTAGCGTTTGTTAGTTGTGATGTATTTCTTGGTCTTACTTTAGCAGCGTCACTTATTTTCTTAAATTTAGAAGCTTGTTTTAAAATGCCTAACATTATTCGTCGTACGCATAATCTTGAGCTATATCACCTGTAACACCAGCTCCTATTTGAGCAATAGGATTGTCCATGGTTCTTAAAGTTTTACTCTTGTTTATAGCATTTTGTAATTTTTTCATTTTAGCTAAATGAGCTGCACTACGAACAGGTCCACTTAAAGCAGTTATACCTGGACCAAGCGCTCCTAATAACATTGCTCCTGCTTGTTCGTTTACTTCATCTCTATCAAAACCCATGGCTTCTTGTAATAACTCATCAAACTCATCATCTTCAGCGTATAAAGATGAATCCGGCATTAAAAATTTTGGAAATACTCCTTGTCCGGCTTTGTCTTTACCAAACAAATCTGAATAACCTGGTAAATAAAAATCTTCTGCATATGTTCTATCTTCAGTAAATGTATCTATAGGACCTACACCACCTAATTTTTCTGAAGGCATAAGAAAACGATAACCAGCAGCTAACGCTTCTGGTGCGACTTTTGCTCCACCTAAAAAAGTTCTACCAGTTGCTTTGGCATATTCTTTTGCAGCATCTAAAAATCCTACATCATCTTTAAATGGTTTACCCGCAGCAATTTTTCCTATGAAACTTGCAGTATCTTTTACTGTATTTACTTTATCCATTAATTTTGCTCTGTCCATATTTTGAGCATCACTGTAAAGCATGAAATTAGGAAGTTGGTTTAAACCTCCTTGTTCTTCATTAAAAATATCTATGTAACTACCATCAGGTAAAATTATAACTTGTTCTTGTTTTCTTATTTTTGAGGGATCATAAAAGCTATTATCTACAAATTCAAATTCATCTTTTTCTTCATTATATTGCATAATCCTGTGTTTTAAATTTCCACCTTTTTTAGCCTGATCTTCACCATCTTCATTTTGTCTTAGGAAAAAAGCACGTTTGTTTTCGAAGTCTTTTCTTTCTTCCATTTTTTTCTTATAAACTTCAGAACCGCTTCGATATCCTGGTCGCTCGGACCCTATTAAACTTGTTATGCCTGTTCTATTCATTAGTAGTAGCCTCTTGGTTGTCTATAACCCTCTTCGTCTTGAAAGTCATCGTTTAGCTCGACGTAATAACCTTGCCTGTATTTCATCAAAGCTTGCGTAGTTGAATCCACGTAATCGTCATTATCTCCAAATGGGAATGCCGCACATTCTTCGATAACTTCTTCGGCAAAAGATTTCTCTGGTGCCCAAATCGTGCCAGCCTCAAATAGAGGTGCCACACTGTTAACCCTTGAATGTTTATCATTTCCCTTTGACGGTGTAAAGTTTAAAACTGGTATACCCATCTTCTGTAGCTCATGCGTCAACGGTGTGCCGGATGCCTTTGCTTCTATAATGACTTGTTCTGGCTCCCAATATTTATACTCGTCCATCGCAATTTTTTTAAGTTCAGGAAAGTTCCAACGCCCTTTCTTTGCATCAAGTAATATTAATGCTGTCTGTCCGTCATCTTCTGGGGAAAATACACCCCACGTTGTGATAGCGGAATAGTCAGCTGTTTCTTTTTTACTAAAGGCAGTATCATAAGATTGTATGATATAATTTAATTGTGGTATTTCTTCTTTATCCCATACTTGCCACCACTCACGTTTTATAAGTGCACCTTCCTCGGAAGTTGGTGCTTGCATCCATTGTGCTTGCCACTTGGTTAGTGGAATAGAAGCCTTGACTCCTTCTAAGCCGTCCATGGACCAAAAGTTACCCCACATAGGTTTATCATTTATAACTGCAGGAAACTCAACTACTTCCCATTGGTCTGCCATAGAATCTTTGCCTTGGGCCGCGAGCAACCGTCCAGTTAGATCTTTTACAGACCAACGTGTCATTACTAAAACTATAGACCCACCAGGTTGTAAACGTTGTCTTGGACCAGATGTATACCACTCATAATGAGAATCAAGAACAGTAGGGCTAAGAGCATCTTGCTCTGAATGAGGGTCATCAATAATGAGTAAATCAGCGCCACGCCCAGTAATAGCACCGCCAACCCCGGCAGCAAAATACTCGCCACCATGATTAGACTCCCAACGGCCAGCGGCTTTTGAATCTGCCGCCAAAGATACTTCAGGAAATACACCTTCATATTCCTCCGATTCAATAAGGTTCTTGGCTTTACGACCAAAGCGAATCGCCAACTCGCCTGTGTGTGTTGTTTGAATTAATTTGGC